GCTTGAGCTTGCATCATCGCAGCATTAGCATTATCTAATTGATTTGATACTCTATCTAATTGTACTTGCTCTCTTTGTTCTTTTTGATTAAACATAAATGATTGGCCCTGTGCTCTTGCTTGTTGTACTTTATCAGCTTGCGACATTTGGATACCCTCTATTCTTTGCTTCTCAGCCACTCTTCTTTGTTCTAAACTTTCTTCCCCTTGTGCTCTTAGTTTTTCATTAGCAACTTCTTGTTGTTCAATACCAGCTGAAACTTCTTGTTTACTTCGTTTAGCGGCCTGTGCCAAAGCAGTAGCTCCACCAGCCCCAGAGCCAGTAGCCATTAAAGTATCTAAAGTGTTTGCTAAAGCTATGTCAGCTTCTTCTATTTGCATTTCAGCAGCTTGGGTAGCAACAGATAGATTATTATATGTATTAGTCATCATATTAGAACGATCTATAGACATAGCAGATAAGTCAGTTATTCCAGCCCAAGGATCTATAATAGCCTGCCTATTAGCCTCTAAATTGTCTAATTTGGCTTGATACATTCTAGCTTGTTTGGCCGCTTTTCTTTGTGCCTTTTTAGCTGTAGCTCCCCCGATTATACCGGTTACTACGCTTGATGCTATTCCTAATACTCCTATCATTTTATTTTTGTATAAATTCACTGCTAACTGCAAATAAAGATTTGAGTCCGCCGTTGTTAGTGTCTGTGTCTGTTTTCATTGTTACTGTTGCAAAATATCCTTTAATACCCATTGTTTGATTCCCCCATATAACTTCGCCTGCCATAGGGTCTGGAGTATTATTAGGGATTACTGCCCAATATTTATTTTGTTTTCTATCAAAACCTGCTCTATAATTTATTCCATTTTCAGTATATAAACCTTCATCATAGCTATATATACGAGCATATTGATTGGCAGCTTGACCCTGAATAGCTGTGTCAAAACTACTTAACCAGGAACCAGTTGGCGTTACAGTAGGGTCTTCACCAGTACTATCTGAAATAAAATTAGTTACTTCCCACCCACTACTACCTTCATAGTTTATAGTTTTAAAGGTTTTAATTTGGCTTGGCGCCGGATTAAATACAAATTGTATAGTAGATGGTGTTTGTGTTCCATAAAAATTATTTCTATTATTTGTAGTAGTAGAATCATAATGTCTCCATAAATAATATTTAAATGTTCCTGTACTTTTAGCTGCCGCTGTATAAAAATTTCCCCTACAACTAAACATATCATCTGGTTGATAAGTAAAAAAGCTAGTCCACCCTGCATTTCTTTCGTCAAATGTTAAGGTTTTATATGTAGAATTAGTAAAACGTCCATCAGGTTGCATAGAGAGAACGTAGTTTTGATTGTATACATCATATGATCCTAATAAAGCTCCATTTGTTCCTATTAAAGATAATTGATCTCTAAAGAAATCTGTCATTCCGGCAACAGATATTTCTTGAATTTGGCTACCTTGTATTTTTAATACTGCATTACGATCTTTATCTACAAAATATTTTACATAACCATATGTAGCAAAAGATTCTGGGTTAGTACCTATACCCCAATTACCTAGAATAGGGGTTATTTGCCCTATTACTACATTAGCAGTTGTAGTCATTGCTTGTCCCTCGGCTGTATATATAGCGTCTTTATCTATTAAAGCTACATTTACTTTTCGCTCTTGGAATATAGTTAAATTAGTATCTTCTGCAAATAACTTTTGTATAGTTCCCCCTAAGGGATCAACACTTCTTGTTATTTCTTCTCCAACACTAAATTGATTTGTTTGGTTTATACCCGTTCGAGAATTATATATTCCAGAATATATTAAAGAATTCCCTCTACGTTGTTGCGTATCATTGTCTTCTACTATATATGCTTTTACCCCTAAATCAACTGTAGTATTATTATAACCCCCGTTAATTCTCGATTCCTCTATGTACCAATCATAACCTGTATCAGCTATAATAGGTGTTACCCAATCAAAATTTTCTGCTCTAGTTCCTTGATTAACAGCATAGGGCATTTCCTCCCCACCAGTAGTGTCACCATAAATTCTCTTTAAATAAAAGGAGTTAAAATAATTTACATTTATAGTTAAACTCATTGCTTATATTATTACTTGTTTTTTAAATTAATTACTATGGCGTGCATGGGCCTAGGAGATTACAATAGGTTCCACCAGAAACCCTGCAATTTCCATCTTTAAAATTAACACTTAATGTTACATAAGCTGGGAACTCCCCTGTTAATGGGCCAGTAATAACCCTATACTCACCTAATTGATCAAATTTAAGAATTTTTGTCGTAGAATTTGCACTATTATTTACTGGTATGGATACTTGAAATGGATCTTGTGTAGCAGTTTGCTCATCATAAGCCCAATTAACGCTATCTATTTGTTCCCATGCACCTCTACTGTTAGTATTATTTGAATTAGGAGGTGTAAAGGTTCTATGCTGTACTATATAGCTAACGACGGCATCACCAGTAAATGTGGCTGTTGCAATACTTTCAAAAGTAAGACTTATTTCTAATTCTCCCTGCCATAACCATGCTTTACAGGAATTTGCCGGGGATGTTGATGCTTGGTATTCTTTTTGTGCATTGTAAATTAAACTTGGGCTACTAGATAAACTATTACTACCAGCATAATAAGCGTTAGTAACATCGCCAAATATCCATTCCCCTGAGTTTGCAGCTCCAGCTAATTTAAAAGCACTATTTGTTAATCCAGTTTCTAAAGCTAAAGGAGCATAAGGTGTTCCTGTATTTACAACTACAGACACTTCTGTATAGAGAGAACTAGAGTTAGGATTAGCATTAGCGTCCGTTACTCTTACTGTTAAAGTATATTGAACATTAGTAACCATATTACTAGCGGTAATATTTCCTGTAGAATCTATACTAAAAGTAGAAGTATCAGTGCCTGTATTTATAATTACTGCTTCGATACTCCAAACTAATTGTCTCCATCTATTTTGTTCACCATCAACTACTGTGGTATCGGCACTGCCGTTCTTTCCATATAATTGAATAACTTGTGTATCTATAGAATCTATAGCTACAGTAAAATTTGTTGCATCCCTAGCTACATTGCTCCATATACTTGGATCTTCATTTGTTAAATTTAAAATAATTGCATTTGATAAAATATTAGTTTCACCATTATATGTTGTGCTTATATCTAATATATAAACATCTGTACTGTTTAATGCAGAATCTTCATTAAACCAAAAATATTTTTTTGTTTTGATATAATATTGCCCATTACTCCCAACAGCAGCAATATCAAAATAATCTCCTACAGGAACTAAAGAGGCACCTGTGGCTGATTGTCTTACAATTTTATTAATAGTTGGAGGGGTGGTTAAATTAGTATTTATTTGTGCACCTGATCCATTAATAAAATAGAAAGCATGTCCCGTATCTCCATTAATTGATAAATCTTCTGCGAATGATCCACTATTGTCTGTTATAGCCACAATACCATTATAATTTGTATCAATAGCCCCATTTAATTCTTCCAATTTACCTGTTAAAGTAGTTTCCCAAAATATATCTAATAAAGAATATACTGGCTTAGTTTCTGCAATAGATAAAGTTGGCTCCATAGTCCTAACATTAAGAGGAGAATTATAGTTAGTATCATGGGGGTATGCTCCCCCAGTCCCAACTAAATCTGGCCCACAAACTATGGCTCCAATAGGATTAGAATAATTAGAAACTTGCCCAGCTTTTATTATAAACGGATTTTGATCTGCAGCATAAAAAGATTCCTTATCTGCAACATCTCCCCATGGAATAGACCCGGTAGGAATAGTTTTTACTGTCCCCTTAAGAGCAGCACTACCACTAACTACATAAGGCTGGGGTACATATTGTGTTGTTGATCCATATTCTCCTTGATAACCTAATGCCACATTGTATGTGGGAATAACTTCATCACCTACGCCCTCAACAAAAGCTAAAACCCCAGGATTAGGCCCTATACCAAATGCCTGAAAAGGTACAGCTGCTAATTCGGTTTCTTTAGTAGTAGCTATATTTAATACATTTTGACTTAAAGTTCCTGGATAATATTGTAAATTTCTTACTTGAAGAGTACTTGTAGCATTTGGATTATTAATTCGTATATAAAGTATCTCATCACTATTAAATTCTTCATCTGTAGGCCCTACTGAATCTAAACTTCTAGGAATTTTATTTATATTATCACTTAATAATGTAGAAAATAATATTTTCCCTCTTTGAGTTTCAATTGGAACCCCATTAGATGTATTACCTGGATAAACATTTAAAGTGTCTTCAGTATTTCTAGGTACTCCATCCCATATTAAATTATTTATAGGCAACCCATTTACAAATCCGGGTAAAAATACATTATAATATTCTTGCTCTTGTTGTTTAACAACCACTTTATATGTATACCATCCTAAAGGATTAGCTACTCCCACCTCAGTTAAAGTAATTGTTGCAGTACCTCCATCAATAGTTAATACGTCATCTTTGCTATATCCAGTACCACTTGTTAGTATAACTAAATTTGTAATTTCCCCGGGTGACCCAGTAGTTACTGTGACTCTTACAGTACACCCTGTACCAGAACCACTTCCTACAGTGGTAGTATAATTTTTATCAGCATAATAAGTAGCGCCACCTACATTACTTATGGTCCACCCAGCTTGGGTAACATGATTATTTTCTTTATAAATACCAGGTTCGCCTGCAAGGGCTGTTGATTTTCCAAATGAATTTTCAATGGTTAGATTTAAACCCTGGCCTATCCAATCTATAACTTGCGCGTCTGTTGCATCTCCAGAATTTCTATAAGGAACATAAATACTAGAGCCTTCATTAGCCGTGGTATTGTCGTAAGAAGATAAAATAACATCTGATTGTCTTCCATAATAATCAGCCAATACAAACCCGACTTGATAAGTTCTATTTTGTTTTATTGTACTATAAGGATATTGAGTAGAATAATCGGTAGATGTTGCATCCCTTGGAGCAAAAGTAGCTCTATAAGGAATAGATAGCGGAGGAGTCATACGTTCTACATAATTACCATATACTACTCTATTAGTTATTATCTCTTGTCCCAGGGCTTTTATTGGTACTTTATCATACACTCTTACTGTTTGCGCCTCTGTTAAAGTTTTGTAGGGTTTATTAGATTTATAATTATATTCAATAAATTCTTGATCAATAATACCATGAACATCATCATCATATTCAATAGTTTTAATATCCCCGGCTACTAAACTTGATACTTCGAGTGTATCTAGAACTTTTACCGCAAGGGCATCAGATTCTCTATATAAAATATCTATTTCCTTTATATGATAAGTACTAGATAACTTTGCTAAAGAACTAGGCATAGGAATTTTTAATGCAATACTATCTGTATCATTTTCAAACCATTGTAGTATAGTACTAGTATAAGCATCAGTTTCATCTTGATAATAATTAGCTGCTTCACTTGTTGCTGGTGTTAATTGCCCTAACCCAAATTGACCAAATTGTTTAGGAATAAACATTATTTGAGTAAATGGAGCCATTAATGAATATTCATTATCTTCAAATCTAAATCTATAACTAAATCTTATAAATTTATCATCTAAAAACTTTTCATCTCCTTTAAAAGTACCAGTATATAAAGGATTGGTCCCAATAGAAATTATATCTCCAACTTGGAATCCAGTAGCAGCAGCACCTCCCGGGCTTACTTCGCCTGTCATAGATTTTTCAAATGTTATTCTCCATTCAGATGGGCTTGCAGTATTATCAATAGCAAGACTTCCTACATTTAATTCATAATAAGGTAAAGTAGTACCCCCTATATTGGTAACTAATTTTATTATATCTCCCACTCTTGGGATACCACCAAAGCTTGGATCGGTTATCATAATATTAGCACCTCCACCATGTAAAGCATCTACTGTTTGTATAGAATAGTTAGATAAATATTCTTCACTCTGATTTTCCATCGTTGTTCTACTAAAATCAATGATATCACCAGAAGCTAATGCTCCAGTAGTACCTATAGTATCTACAATAATAGCTGGAGATACATTAAAAGTATTAAAAGGAGCAACTGTACTAACTATTTCAGTTACCTTTACTACAGGTATATTATTTCTTATAACACCTCCTAAAGGTACATTTGTTTTGTTATTATCTGTAACTACATCACCCACTCGTATATTAGGCTGTGATGTGGAAGTTATTATTTGAGTAGAAGTTCCACCTGCGGCAGCAGTAGCAGTAATTCTTTCTAATGGAATTATAGGATTATAAGGATAATATTGGGCTACCGATATTTGAGATTCATATGTATAAGCAGTTGGGGATGTAGCTGCTGTTACAATATTTATTCTCCTAGGTTGATTCAAATTATCTGTCCAAAACAATAAGTCATCTACTAAATTAACACCGTATATTGGAAAATTTTTATTAAAATTTAAGAAAAATCCAGATACTAATACAGTAGGGGCTGGAACTGCCTGTGAAGATAAATCAAATTGTAATATTGAGTGATTAGTAGTAGATGGAGCTAAATCCCCATCAGCATTCCTCCAGTCTGTAACAAAAACAAATACTCTATTATTTGTTTCATCTACATGATGACCAATTACAACTGATTTTTCAATAGTAGTTACTAATCCACTTTCTATATTTCCTAAAACATTTTCAAATTCACCAACTGTAGAGCCTTCAGATCTACTAATCAATAAGTTGATAGCTTCTCGATATTCACCTTGAGGCAAAATTCGAGAGTCAAGATCTTGATTCATTCTCCCTTTAAGGAAGTTGTTTTTAATCTCTGGCATACTTTAGTGTTTTATCCATTTAGATTTGTTGCGCATCACTTGTACTATTTCATCTAACTTAACATTAGATAATCTTATCTTAGCATTTCTTAATGCAGCATATCTTTGTTTTTTGTAAAGCGGAGCTAAACTTACTGTCGCAGTTCGTGTAGATAATATACTATATAAAATATGTTGATACATAGCTTCTTCTGCAAGTTTAGGAACTTTAGTATCTAAATCATACGCGAGTCCATCTGATATATATTCTAATACTATTAATTTTCCTGTAAGATCGCTAGAGAAATTAAATCTTCCACGTTTTTCGTCTATATTAAACCACCCATTCATTTGCATATTTACTGGATCTCCACCATATCTTTGTCCATAATAACCATAAGGACCAAAAGAATTTTCTCCATACCAATCATACATCCATATACTAGGATTTTGAGAATCTACTGGCCATAACCCAGTTACATTAGAGGTATTGTATTTCTGCCAACGCTCATTTGTAATTGAAGGACTATCAATATTATCTCCAAAATTATCTTGAACTATTTCACCTTGATTATCTTGTATTGGAGACTCATAAGGACTAGTAGTTAACTGTGTTGGGTATATAGTATGTATTATACCACCTAAATCTGTCCAAGACATTTTAACATAATTAACATAATCCTGTGGTATAATTACCGATAGATTAGGAGGAACGCTTAATTCTTGAGATTTTATACTTTTTAAAGTATCATAACTAAATTCCTGCAATCCTCTTTTAGCATGAAATATAACATCAGTTCTATTAACCCTAGGTATTAATTTGTCCTGACCTACATATCCTACTATAAAGTTATTTACTATATCTTTTATAGATACATATTCATAACTTCCATAATTATTTTCTACTGCTGTTTCTTTTAATTGAACTTTTATATATATTCCTACAGCTTGCCCCAACCCTAAAGTTATAATACTCCCTGTTGAGTTATTAAGCAAAGTATAAGTAGTAACATATTCTGTCCAATCTCCTAATCCATTTGGACTAGTATATATTCTAAAATTATTTAATCCATAATCAGAATCACTGGGGTTCCAACTAGCCGTACTCCCCATAGACAATGGTGTATTAAAAGTAAATGTATAAGCAGTAGTTCCCCCTGTTGAAGTATATATAATCTGCGCGCCCGCGTAATATTGTAAATTAGTTTCGGTGATTAATCCACCATCTGGTCTAGGCATATCTTACATTTTTGAGTTTTGTTCTTCTGATTGTATTTCTTGTTGTGCTACTTGTATTATAGTAGGATCATTTATTATTACTCCACTATATGCTAATATTCTAATAATAGTATTTGTTTGTTCTGAAATATTTAATTCAAAGTCTGTAGAAAGACTAGCATTATATTCAAATTGTCCTAAAGTCCCTGTACCATAACCCCATACAACATCAAGAGGGGTCTTTAAATAAGACACTGTTATATTACTTGTCCCTTCCCCTGTAGCAGTAATAGTTGTAGGATATATCTCTATTATATTTTTTTCATATAAATAAACAGGGAAAGTAGTTGTTGGTTGAGTTAAAGGGGAAAGTAATATTTGTCTTAACTCGTTTCTTTGAGAATATTGAGATATTTCGGAATTTTGGTAAAATACAGAGCCTAATCTATAAACATCAGCAGCCATTAAATCTACTTTAATTACATCGGTATTAAGTGGAGCAGTTACAAAAGTAACTATATTTGTTACACTATTACATGTATATTGAGTTGGAGAAGTTTGTAATGTAAATCCACCAGCACCTAAATCTTGTTTATATACTTGTATATAATCAGCTTGCGATGCAGCACTCGTCCAGTTAGTAACTGTAAATGTAGTATTAACATTACCTGCTTGAGTAAAAGATTGTGTATTTGAAATTGTTAAGGAAGTGGTAGGTAAAGAATAAAAATTAGAACCACTAGATATAGGTATAGCAGTTCCTGTGTTTTGGAAGAATTGTAAATTATCTTCAATATTTTTAACGCGATTTGCGTATTCAGTATCATTCTGTGGCGCTCTGTACATTTGATTTAAGTCGTCTTCATATCTTTCGAATATGTTTAATTGAACCTGTGTAGCGACCTTGTTAAATTCGTCAGGTGTCATGTATCCTCTTTGCTGTTGGTTAAGGATTAATAAGACTGTTTTGTATACAGTATCTACGTTTATTGCCATTCTAGTATATTATTTATAATAAAGGCGGCGTGTTGCCGCCCTTATCAGTATTACATATTAAGATAGTTTTTTCTCTACGGTTTTATAGACTTCAACACCTTCATCTGTTTTGAACCATGCAGCTAATGCTGAATATGGATTCTCATCAAATGGGACTGTTAATAACTTACGATCAGTTTTACCCCATAAGAAGTATCTTTGATCTTGTGAAAGTTTAATAATAGCCGCTTCAACCGCTTTAAGACCAAAGTTTCTTAATTGAACATTATCATCTTTAGCTAAATCAATAAATAGTTTTGGACTCTTTTTAGCAAACAATAATGTATCTCTTTTTAATTCTTTAGAGCTCAATGTTGTTACTTCAGAACCTAATTCTACACGCATAATAGCTTCCATTTGAGCTAATTCCATATTTTTTGCAGCATTTAAAGCTAGTATTTCTATTTCTAGATCCACTAATTCATCTCGTGCAATTTCTTGTGGTTTAAACTCAGCATATCTTTTATCTTTATCTGGATGATATAAAGACAATAACTTTTGTAAAGCTTGATATTCTTTAGGAACCGATAAAGTTCCATCCTTAAATACAATATGCTTTAATGTTACTTCACCTTTTTGCTCATCAGCAAATGGAGAAGATTGATTAGTAGCAAATCTTAAGGCTCTTTGTTCTTTCTTTACTGGATCAAAATATAACAGAGGATATTTTTCTGTATGTCTTGATTTTAATGTAAAAGTTAAAGGTTCTTTATTACCTTTTAAAAAATAATTTCTATCTTTTATTTCCCATTCCTCTTGTGAATGAGTTATTTGTTTTTCTTTTGTTTTTGACATAATATAATATAATTAAATAGTTAAAAAAATAAAGAGTACCCCTGTCGGAAGATACGTCCAAAAAGACAGGGATAAACTTTAAATAATAATTAAGCTACGAACATAACAAAGTTGTTTCTAGCTTGAGTACATAGACATCTTTCAGATAAGAAGTTTACTTCCATCGCATCTAAAGTAGAAGTAGCAGCACCGCCAACAGAACCTGTTAACCATGATTTCATTCTTCTATCATCAGCTTGAGAAGCTCTATATCTTACATGAAGGAATGGTCGTCTAATGTTTGTTCCTAGTAACTGATCGTAAACTGTAGAAGTTCCCGCAGGAATTAATACACCATCGATGTTATCACCGTTAACAAAATTAGATGAACCACCTCTTAACGAAGCGTCATTTAAGTATTTCCATGAAGTTTTGTAGAAGTCATAAGAACCTCTTCTAAACCCAGAGAAACCTAAGTTAAGTGCCATATCTTCAGAGTTTTCAAATACACCATAAGATGTACCCCCAGCTCCGTAAGAATTTTGCTGTGCAAGCATGTTATCAAATAACAGCTCAGTTTTTCTATCTAAGAAAAGCATGTTTTCTTCAATAGCACCTTGAGTATCTAGATTTTCTAGAACTGAATCAAAGTCTTGTAAAGATCCTGCATAACCAGAAAGTACATTACCACCATTATTAATAGCAGCAAATAAACCTTCAGTACCTTTACCTTGAATACCAGCCGCACCAATAGCAGCAGTAAATCCATAAAGTTCTGCAGAGTTTACATCAAAACCAGATAGAGCAGTCATTAACTCACCTTCAACCATACCCATTTCTAGGTAATCTTCGAAACGTAATCTAGTTTCACCTTCAGCTTTTAAATACCATAAGTAACCAGATTGACCATCTTCTGTAGCAACTTCAACCCAACCGATCTGAGCAGTATCAGAACCAGATACAGCGTATCTATCTCTAATAATGACAGGAGAGTTAGTAAAAGTTGTTAAATTTGGTTGAATTGATTCACCTGTTGTAGTAGTCGCAGGACCAACTTGGCCTTTTGCCCACTCTGAACCGTATACAAATACTTTCAATCTTCCCACGGCAATTGCTGCAGCAGCAGCTCCACTAACGAAAGCTTGAGTATAAGGATAACACATAAATGCAGCTCCACCAGGAATTGCAGCAGCACCAGCAATAGCATTTGCATTTGCTGTTGACGCACCTACTATACATTTTACTGTAAAAGCAGGATTATTAGTATCCATAATAACAACCGTTTGGTTATTATATACGGTGTTAGTAACACCAGCAGGTAAGATAATTGAATATCCATCTGCATTTAAACCACAACCGTCATAAGACACATGTAATCTATTTTGTTCCGACCAAACTACTTGATCAGACATCATTGGCATTTCAGCGCCAACCATTCTTAAGAAGCCACCTATCGTTCTGTTTCCATAACGTTCTACCTCGGCTTCATAAATTTCCGGTAGATACTGTTGAGAGAAGTTTACACCTCCCGCGCCAGCGAAATTAAGATAGTTAGTCGTTAACGCTTGCTGTGCTTGCGATGGGACTAAACTACCATATTGAGGACTTAATACACCCATAATTGTTTAATTTTTAATTGTTAAATTTACTTTTTTTAATTTTCAGTTTTGAACTATCTACACCGTCTATAGCGCGAACTTTAAGTCCACCAACAAAAATATCTTCTACACCCGATTGACGAGCTTCAGTTGTAGGATTTTTAGATCCTTCAACAACGTTTTTAATTCCATCAGTTTTTCCTTGTTCGTAAAAATGATTTACTATTCTGTCTATATTCTGTGCAGCGTACATAGCTTTATGATAACCTTTCGTATCTTTAACATTCCCTTCTTTATCCAAGAACTTCTCGACGAAGTTATTTAAATTAGATTGATTTTCCGCAACAGCACCTGGGTCTTTAACTCCGTATCTAAATTTCTTTTCACCAACTTCGAAATCAAAACCTTTGAATTCATTGGTAAACATTTGTTTAGTAGCGTCTTTAAATTTAGAGTGCTTTTGTTCAGCTATTTCCTGTTCTTGATTGTAGCGATTGAAAAAGTCTGTTGCTTTTTGTTGGTCTTGTGTTACGCCGGGCCTCAACTTGATTTCGTCGTAATATTTAATTTTCAAGTCCTCTAAAAAGTTTTGGGCTTCTGCAATTGCTTCTTTCTTAGCGAGTTTCTTTTTTCGGATGTCTCGCTCTTCATCCACATCACTATCAAACAGAAAATTTTCTTCCATAATGAAATCAATTTCTTCTGCATCAAGATGAGGTTTCTTTTTCTTATAATACTCTTTTAATAAAGTATTATCATCAACGCTAGAATAATCTGCGTTAAGTCTTGTATAATCGTTTATAGTACCACCAGTTTCTTTCATGAAGTCAATAAGTTTTTCTATATTATCTGGTAAGATAGGTTTAGATTCTTGTGTAACTTCTTTTTCAACTACTGGTTTTTCTTTTTCTGGTGATATTTCTCCAGCTATTTCTTGAATTTCTTCAATAGGCGACTCGGATTCTTGTACTTGTGCGTCTTTCGTTGTATCGCTGACCCGTACTTCTCCGTCCACTCCTTTGCTATCTCCGGCTCGTTCGCCCACAGGTATTTCCTTTGTTTCTCCGATAGAAATGGCATTGTCTTCTTTTTCTTTAGTTAAATCTACTTTGATTGGCTTATTGTGAGTTTCTTTCATAGCTCCTTCTATTGAAGTATCAACTTTGGAAAGATCTACTTTAACCGGATGATCTGTAGAATCAAATTTTTTAAATTTAGGTTTGGTCATTTTCATTTCCCCACCTTCTGATTTAGCCTCTGGAGTTACCTCTGGGGCTGTTTTTGTTTGTTTTGACATAATAAAATATTATAAAATTAATTAAATAGGCGCATTTATATCACCTTGTTGTTCAAAATCTATAGGCATCAAATCATTATTTCTTTGATCAATCATTTGACTTTGTTGGTTACCCTCTAGTTTTATTCTTTTATCCTTACGATCTTCAATTAAAGCTTCTTTTTCTTGCATTGCTCCCACTTCCATTTGCTTTAACTCTATATCATATTGATGTTGTAGCTGCATTTCTTGTTGTTTAATCTGCCATTCAGTTTGTATCCTTTGAATTTCCATCTGATTTATTGCTTGTTCTTTTTGAACTTCAGAGGATACTAGGGCTTGTTGTTTTTGCATTTCTGCCTGAGCCCTGGCTTGATCAGCAGCAACTTTAGCTTGTTCAGCAGCCTGAGCTACTTGTTTTTCATGTTCTTGTTGCTCCTTCTGTTTCTTATTACGTTTTTGTTTTAAAACGTCATTAGCAAGTTTAAGATTTGTAATTCTTCTAATATCAATAGCATCTTCTAAATCAATACCGCCTTGCTGTAAAGCCATTTGTATGTTCTGTTCTAACACCGCTTTCTCTTCTTCTTCAGGTTCTAACTCTAGATATATACCAAAATCATGATTATTTAAATTCTGTATTTCTGCTAATGTTCCTACATTATAAGTAGATATGGAACTTTTTAAAGCGTTTAATGTAAGTGGAAAATTTAAAGAATCAGCAATTTTTAAAGAAATATTTTCGCATGTTTTTACCGTTAACCATAAACTAGCTTGCATTATATGCCTTGTTGCTGTATTAGATGCATTAACAGCCATTTTTTGTAATCCAATTAAAGTATCTTGTTCAGGCATACTACCATCCCTAGCTTCATTTAATCCGGTCACATCCCTTATTAACTGTAAATAATATTGATAGGTTTGAATTAAGCTTTGAATTTTACCTTGTCCACTAGAAGATGTTAATTCCTGAATAGGTACTTTACCTGGATTCATATCACCTTCTTGCGTAAGTGATCTACCTACAATACTACCAGTTTGGAAATACATATTTAATGCTTCCGCTGGATTATAATTAGTTCCATTACCTAGATCAACTTCTGCTAAACCATCCATATCTAAAAATACCCCATCTGGCACTATTCTAGACATTACTTGTTGAAGTTTTAAATGAGTTAACTGAATCATATCAGCAAACCCAGTAATTTTACTTACAATAGAATTAATCCTACCTTTATATATTCTAGGAGCACAGATAGTATAACTCATTTCAACTCTAGTAGTATCAGCAAAAGGTCTTGTCATGTTTTCTGCTAATTCCCATTGAATTAGTTCATTGTTTCCTATAACTTTAGCTCCTTTATATAGTACTTCAATTTTTCTTGATACTTTAGAAAAGGTATCTGCCTCTGGCGGGTTGAACTCATCAGTTTTAACCAAAGACTTTTCCAGTCCCTGATCAGTTTCTTTTATTTTAAATACTTGACTATTGTATGTTTTGTATTCAAAAAATAAAACATCTATAGTATTAGGATCATAAGTTTGCCATCCATATAGTCTTTCGCTTTGATTACTTCTAGTTTGTTGTATTTTTTCTAATTGGTCTTCAGTTAAATATGGAAATTGTTTAGCTAATTCTGGAATAGTAAGAGATTTTACTTCTCCTACATAATATATATCTTCAAAATTTGGATCTTCTGTATAAGAATATATTAATCGTGCTGGATCTATATAATTTACAGTAACCCCATTAGATTTATTCCATTGGGTTTTTACTGCTCCTATGCCTAAAGTAACAAGATCATAATTAAATCTTTTCTTTATGTTATCAAATCTATTTCTTTCTAAGGTATTATTTATAACTTCTTCTTCTGCGATTTCTATAGATTGTTTATAACTTAATTGCATATGTAAATCTAGCTCTTCTTCGCTTTCTGGCAAATTACCTGGATCAGGACTTTGATATTGATTAATACCTAAAGTTTGTTGCATGTTTTGTAGATATGGTTTTGCCCGCATATCTTGTAAAATAGAACTTGCATAATCTGTTCTTTTCTTTAATGAAACTGGGTCTTGAGCAAAAGCTTTTATTTCATATAACTTATTATTCATACCATTACTAACTATATCTACAAATTTAGATATAACTGGTACAGGCTTCCAATCTAAATTAAGATAAGACATATCACCATTGATGGCTAATTCATCTTTATATTTTTGCACAGGTTGTTCTCCACGCGCATATAATCTTAAAGTATGGAATCTATTATAGGAAGTAGCGAATCTAGTGCCATTACCGCCCTGTCTCCACCATTCGCTTTCTATAGCTTGTGCAACTCTCCTTCCATAATCAACGGAAGCTTTTTCAGCATCTGGCACAACTTGGCTCGGAAAAGCACTATTTGGATTAGCGTATATATTCATTTACTTAATTATTTTTGATAATGTCCCTTTATTATCATATTTTTTTATTCCCAAATCAATTGGTTCTATTTTCTTTCTCCTTATTGGAGCATATCGGTTTTTATTACATGCCATTATAGCAAGTCCCGAACTTATAGAAGCATCATGGCTCGTTCTGTTGTTTATATCAAATGTTGCCCAATCTTCTAATGTTCTTTGGAAATACATATCTCCATAATTATGTCCATTAAATCCAATTGCATTTTCAATATATGATTCAATTGCTGCTGCGTGTGCCTGTTTAATATCTTCACTTGAATTAGGTATTCCACCTATTTCCCTTTCTGTAACAGATAATTTGTTCCAAATCTTATCAGGCCTATTCATTGCAAACCCTCTATATCCTCTACGTTTAAAATGGTAAAGTAACCTGGGTTTATTATTTTCAACTAGTATTGGCATACCATAAAATATACATGCCATTAATACATCTTCAAAAAATATTTCCGCGGTTTGTGGTCTTGCAATATACTCTAAGAAAAAATGGTCTGGAGGTGCATCTTCCATGCTGAATTTAGTTAATCCATGCAAAGATCCGTTAGAACCTCTTTTATCTACAGTTCCTGATATATCATATGGATCACATCCAAATGCTCCCATATGTTCATTACCAGGATATTTAATACCATTTTTTTCTATAAATCTATTTTGTAAGTTATAATCTGGTGTCCAACTTATAAAAAATCTTCCTTTATTATTAGGACTAAATATAACTTTAGTATCTCTCATTCCGTTTTCCCATCCAAAATTACCTCGAGTTACTATAGCTTTAGTATTTGAATCTTCATTAAAATCTATTTGTTGATAAATCTTAGTTAGATTAAATAAGGATGATTTAGATTCATCTCGAAAAGCATGTTTAGTAGTTCGTGGGAATTGTCTATAAAATTCATTTAAAGCATCTTGATCGCTCTTTAATCCTTCAACTTCATTCTCCCAATATTTGACGACCCCAAGGTCAATGAATTCTCCATGTGGCCCTTCAACTTCAGTCGAGGGGGTATCGAAGACAGGCATTCCATAAGAATCAATGTATCCCTCGTAGTTCCATTCCATAGGTATGAACAAAGAATATAATCCTGAGCTAGTCTGTCCATTGCGGTTTCTTTTTGTAACATCTGAGTTATCATATAATTTTTTAAAGTTTCTACCTCCTTTATCTAATGCGTTTGAGGTACTTCCCATCATACACTTACCAATAATTCTACTACCTAACCTTAATGTAGTTTTTGTAACTCTCCAGTTATTTAATATATTGTTAGGTCTTTCCCATTTTCCTGATTCATCATGTACTAATAGTTTTAATTTTTCACCATCATAACTATTATCACCTGTGTTTTTCCAGTCAACAGTTGTGTCTAACCCCTCTAAATCTGCTGCTTCACTGCCTGCTTCAATACTTCTTCTAGTGAATTTAGAAGCTGGCACTCTATAGGCTAATTCTGTTTTAGGTCGATCCATACCATCTTGAATCGGTTTAAAAAAGAAAGGGTAGTTAACTGAAATTGGTACAACCTTGTCAGTAAACATCTTTTTAGCATCTTGTCCAGTTTTAGATAATATTCCATACCTGGAATCACTTGATATTGTTGCTAGGTTAATTACTTCTCCTGAAGCCATAAAAGAGAATCCTGATCTACG